TGGGTAAGAAAAGAATATCTCACTGATCATCAATCTGGTCATGGTGAATTTGTTAAGGGCGTCTGGGTATCGGTTAAGTCGATACCTGGGCGTGCTTTTTATTTTGAGACATATTTACCTGAATATGCGGCAATGTATGATAAGTTGCCTATCAGTGCGTTTGTCTCGTCTCCAGAACTCCCTACACCTGATATGGAGTTACATAACCTTCAATTCTGGAATTGTATGGACTATGGTGTTACTGTAGTTCAAAAACAATTCATTGGTAGTATGCACTATGAGTGTTATACCAGGGATTATGGACCTCAAACAGGTACATATATCTGTACTATCGATAATTATCATCAAGATCCTGATGCTATTGACTGTTCAACATCAGAGAATCCCTCAGAACATAAGTCTCATAATCTAATTGAACTAGATAATGGGCAGTTTGCACTATATCCTAATAATAGGACACGTATTTTTGATAATTCATTGACTCCAGAAGAGCCTAAGATCCCAGATTTTAAGGTTTCAACTGTTTATTATCAAGTTGAGAACGGTCATGACCGTGATGGACTTGGAAATGATGAAAATTATTTCTGGAAAACTGCAAAAGAGCGTAAAAATAACGAAGAAAACCCACCAATTGCCGAATTTTAGAAAAATGACCGATTTTTTAGACAACTTAGCTAACGATCAGCACCAAAAAATGCTTCGTGAGATCGCAAATGATGATTTGACACCAAAAAAACGCGATAAAATGCAAGAAAATGAAATTTTTGAGAATGAAACACCTCCAACACCTCTTTATGAGTAAAAATGATTGATGAAAACGGATGGTGGCAGCGAGATCCAATCAAAGATGAAGAATGTATCTTGATTTGTCTCCAAAATGCACCTTGTGGAACTAATAAAAAGCAAGTTGAACGCTTAATTAAGCATTATGAACTTTTAAATGCTAATAATCCTTGATAAATAATACATAATTGCCGTATTGTTGTGCCTTTAGAAAGGGTAAGTCAAGGATTTAAGGATATTAGTATGTCATTTCAGAGTAATCCTCTGACAAAAGATTTGATTGCCTTAAAAAATGAGAATGCAATCGCCAGATCGGTTAAAAATATTGTATTTACGAATCCTGGAGAGAAATTTTTCAATCCAAGATTCGGATCTCGTATTACAGACTCTCTTTTTGAGAATGCAGATGATTTGACCGCGATTGAAATTCAAAAGCAAATTGAAGAATCTATCACTAGGAATGAACCAAGAGTTAGACTTACCTCTGTTAATGTGTTTGCTAATATAGATGGCAATGCATTCGATGTTGTTATTACATATGACATTATAGGTGCTGATATTCCACCACAACAATTAGAATTCGTATTGCAACCAACCAGGTAAAATGCCACTAGTAAATTTTACAAATCTAGACTTTGAGGACGTTAAAACAACACTCAAAGAATACTTAAAGTCAAATTCCAATTTTTCGGATTATGACTTTGAAGGTTCTAACCTATCTACTATTCTAGATGTATTAGCATATAATACGTATATTACTTCGTATAACGCTAATATGGTGGCGAACGAAGTTTTTATTGATACGGCGACTTTACGAGAGAATGTAATAGCCCTTGCAAGAAATATTGGATATACCCCCAGATCAAGAAAAGCAGCAACTTCTGCAATATCATTCTTTGTTGACACTACTAACATAACACCTAAACCAGCGTCTCTAACCCTCCGTAAAGGGTCTGTAGTAACGTCTTCAGGATCGTTTGGGGGTACAGGTGGTGCGTTCTGTATTTTAGATGATATAACAGTTCCTGTGGTCAATGACATTGCATCTTTTGATAGTATCACTGTTTATGAAGGAACTGTTATAGAGAAAAATTTTACATATAGTGCTAGAAATCCTCAACAAAAATTTATTTTACCAAATATAGGTGTAGACACTGACTTAATCAGAATATCTGTTAAAAATAATTCTTCATCTACTGCATCGACAAAGTATTCTCTACAAGACAATCTTTTCCATATTGGATCAGAATCAAAAGTTTACTTCTTACAAGAAGTAGCGGATGAGCGATATGAAATATTCTTCGGTGATGGAGTTTTTGGTAAAAAACTTGATGATCAAAATTATATTACTGTCACGTATCTTACAAGTAATGGAGATTCTGGAAATGGATTCTCACAGTTTGCTTTTAATGGAAGAATCACATATGTAAGAGATGGCTCTGAATATATTGTTTCTGAAGGAATTTCTCTTGTAACACCTGAATATAGTTCCAGAGGTGGATCGGCAATTGAACAGGTAGAATCTGTTAGAAAATATGCACCAAAGATTTATGCTACTCAAAATCGTGCAGTAACAGCAGATGATTACGAAACACTGATTCCCGCGAAAATATATCCAGACACAGAGTCTATTTCCGTATTCGGTGGAGAAGATTTAATTCCACCACAATACGGAAAAGTTTTTATTAGTATCAAACCAAAATTTGGAGATTTTCTTCCAAACTTAATTAAGGATAGTATTAAATTAAAATTAAAGAAATATGCAGTAGCAGGTGTTATACCTGAAATTTTAGATCTTAAATATCTCTACCTTGAGGTAAGTTCAAGAGTTTATTATAATACAAATTTAGCACCATCAGCTGCTGACGTTTCGTCAGTAGTTAGTAATAATGCTGCCAAGTATGCTAATTCTACTGAATTAAATAAGTATGGTGCTAGATTTAAGTATAGTAAGTTCTTAAAAGTAATTGATGATAGTCATGATGCAGTAACATCAAACATTACTGTTGTGAAGATGAGGAGAGATCTGAGAGTTGTACCTAATACAATTGCAGAATATCAAATTGGGTTTGGTAATCAATTTTATGTTAGAAGCATGAATGGATATAATATAAAGTCTAGTGGATTTAGAGTTGCTGGTATTACTGAAAATGTATACCTTGGAGATGTACCAAATGCAAATAGAATAAGTGGATCATTATTTTTCTTTACTGTACCTAATGCAGGATCACAAAGTCCAACAATTATACGATCTAATGTTGGAACCATCGATTATGTTAATGGTATTGTAACAATCAATGCTGTTAACATTCTTGCAGGAATAGAAAAAGATAGTCAGCAAGTTGTAGAAATTCAGGCAACACCTTTGTCAAATGATGTTGTCGGATTACAGGACCTTTATTTGCAACTAGATACTAGTA